TGAATCAACCGAAAGCACTCATCCAACGCCTCACGACGTTGCTTCTATGGTTCCATAGAAGTTACTTGGTATCCATGTACTTCCGCGTAAAGGAACGGAAGTCCGTCGGTACCCGGTAATCCCCCCTCGAGGGGTGACACCGCGTGACGGTAAACCAAGCGTGCAGCTTGCCAACTGCACATGCGGCCTCCAATGGTGCCATGGTAGCACCTCGGCCACGGGAGCCCACGCGTAGATCCATTTCTGCCCTGATGAGGGGCATGGGGGTTCTACGAGATGCCTGTCTCCCTTCCTGACGGAAGGGGGCGGGGCTTCGTTCCAGGTATCTTCAGCGTCATGTATTACAATGTCGCCTAGATACTCAGGACCGCGGAGCCGGCGGATATCACTCGGTATAGGGTCCAAAGCGCGAAACCAAGCACGCCTAACAGTAGACCACCTAAGGTCACTGCCACGGTTTGCAAGAGCCACGCGCCGTAGGCCGTTAGCCAGAGCGATCCATTTTTGCGGTTCATCAGGTAACTCCTCAATGTAGTGCGCCCTCACGGGCACCCCATCGAAGTAGTCACCACCGCAACTCTCCCGGAAGGGACCTGTACCGAAGGTCTTCTTCAAATTCGGCGTGAAGCCGAAATACCGTAAAGCTGAAAGCACCTCGTTGAAGTACTCAGCAGGTACGATCAGATCGTCCCCAAAACAGCTCACGCTGTCCGGGTTCCCACCTAACCGACCTATAACGGTGCGCGCCATTGTAGCGAAGAGCAAGGTCTCTAGCTCAAACGTGAAGCCGTTCCCCATTGAGGAGAACTTTTCCAGTCTGACCCACTTTCCTTTCACTTGCGTATGTGACGCTCGGAGAGAGTTGAGCAACTCCCACCACTGACCCGGGAGGGTCAGCTGCGGTAGGACACGACACACTGTGTCGCTGGCGTTACTCATATCTATAGTTGCAAGGCCACCTGTGACACTGCCCTCTCGGGCAAGCCGCATGTGTTTTTCCTTGTCAGACTTTAGATTGATACCAATACGTTGAAGTCTCACCTTGAGTACCCGTCCAACGTCGAGTTGGAGGGACACAGGGATCGAGGCCTCTTTACAGCACCCGCGGAATTTGGTTCCGTCTTTCGGGACAGTAAAAAAGATATTACCACGTACGATATCAGGCTGCACAACACGTCCCACCGCGAGGTGTGACTTGTACCAGGACGTCGCTTCCCAAAACGGGAGGAGATCCTTGGTGGTTGCGTAGCTAGTTGGAGTGCTGGACATCTTGTCCGGGATTGTTGTTAGTTTCCCAGTGTCAGCATACGTGGCCCCGCCGGAAAAACGGGGCGTGAGGTGGTCAGGCAGGTGTCCAACAACAAACTTAATCTCTTTTCGCCATGCGTCGATGAATCGCATGACGCCTTCGTCCGGGCCCTCGATGAAAAGGGAGTTCGGTAGAAAGCGACTAAGCCGGGTGTTAGTTCGGCAGTTCTGGGTTTCGCATTCCCAGAACGTACGAACAGCTGCCTCCTCTTTGTCAACGGCGCTGGGGAGGTCGCACTTACGCAAGATGTCTGTCACCAGTACATCCCGCCAGTACGCCTCCGGGTCCGTGTAACGCCAAGGCTCACATCTCAGTTGTTGTAACTGAGTCCACTCCCCCGATCGCACCAGCAGTTGGACCGCTAGTGCCCGGGGGGTGCCTACATCTTCGCATAATGCGTCGATGACACGTATAACTTGGTTATCCATGCTTGTCTTTCAAAGTTGAGGACTAACTCTCCGGCCCGTGAGGGCAGATGGTTAGGTTCTTAAGTCGCG